GGAATTGGAGCTTTACTAGGCGGAGTAGGTGGATACCTGAAGAAACCTAGAACAACTGTTAAGGAGAGTCACAAAGAAGCTATTGGATGGATTAAAGCTTTAGGTGGAGCGTATACAGTAACAGATAGTGCAACGGGTAAACCTGAAGTTGAGGAACATGATACTTTGGCGGAAGCTGAGGAGTTTGCTAAATATTTAAGAAGTCACGGAAGAAAAGCTTATGTAGTAACTCCTGATGACTATTAAAAAAAAAGCGGAGATTTGAAACAGAGTCTCCCTAACTAAAAATGAATAAGAAAATAACAAAATGGGAGAAGTACTACTATTATCGGAACTTAAGAGAAAAATAGACTTGAGGTCATCTCTTCTAATGCTACCTTCTGTGGATGAGTTATTGTCTATAGTAGGTACTCAGAATCCAGAAGAGCAGAGGGTAGAGCTGTATTCAGTAGCTTTAGAGAAGTGGCATTATCAAGTACCTCTCATCAGATTAAATAAAATAAAAATTAATAACGACCCACATAAATTTATAAACACTTTTAACGCATATGCTAGGAATCCGAATACTATGTGCATTTCAGAGGTTGAACTTATACCGACTAGAGTATGGTCACTTAATGGTATTTTAGGTTCATCTCGTAATTGGATATATCAGGATGGTTTCTTATCAGGAGTTTCAGAGGGAGAATATCTAATGAATGCCACCTATATGAGACCTATATATGTTAACTATTTACAACCAACAGGAGAATTAGACCCTAAGAGTTGTATTGGTTTTATTGAAGAAAGACATGTAAGTAAGTTTGTAGACGCTTGCCTTATGGAGACTTTACAATTTATATCTCAACTAAGGAAGAACTTTGAATATCCAGATGTACCTGTTCAAATGTTTAATGGTATAGATGAGGCTAGTTCAATGATACAGACGAGTTTAGATCAGTTTTATATGGGATTAACACACGGTAAGATTTATGTTTAAGAAATTAACTAGTTGGGAAAACTTGGAGGATAAGGAATTAGCTGACAAACTAAGGGATTACCAATATATAAACTCAAATAACGGGGACCTTGTAGATTATGATGGAAATGTATACTTAACTAAGAAGGGTGCTAAAATTCCATTCGTAGTTGTACATGAAGGAAGACACCGAGATAAAGTACTTAAAGGAGATTTACTTCACAATAAGCGACTTAGCCAATTAAATGATAAACTCAAGAAAGTAGCGCCAACATTAGCATTTTTAGAAGGACTTAATGGAGGAAGTGAAACTAAGGTAATGAAACATCGACTTCTTTTAAACACTCCAACTATTATGAGAGAGGGAGTTGTTAATGCAGAAACAAGAGATATTCTACCTAAGAAGTTCCATAAAGACACCTACATTTCAGATAATACATATGCGATAGGAACTTTAAGGGAAGCAGCAGATGATTTAGATAAGTATCAGGCTGGAAAATTTGTTAGAGGTCTATTAATTATGAAACCAAGTAAAAAGCAATAACTAGACATGAAAATAGAAGTAAGATTGTTTCCTCTAGATACTCCTGCAGCAGATGGTTCTATTATACCTAAGCAGAGTTTTCTAGAGTATCAAAACACACCAAGATATAAAGAGAGAAAACAGAATAGAAACTTTTATGGAGGAAGTACGCACTTAAACAGAAACCAGTCCAGAAAAGAATCTACAGGAGGAGTTGTTGGAGAAGGAGATGAGCTATTATACTCTGGAAACATCACTCACATTATAGATGATTACTTTATTAGAAGACACTCAGATGGAATTGAATATGTCCACGCTACTGCCGAGGTAATGGATGACCCAGAAGAGTATGAAGGAAAAAGTAAAGAGCTGATTAAAACACTTACACGACTACTTAGAAGAGGAGTTCAGCTTCCAGTATCCGTAGTTATCTCAGCAGTATGGAAAAATGATATAGCTGTTAGAATTAAGGATATTTTAGGATTTGACTTTACACTTTCACCAGGTTATAATAAGGCAAGTATTGTTGATATTTCTTATGAGTGATTTAAAAGCTATTCTAATTGGCGTAGCGGCTAGTAAGATATTAGACAGACTCACAAGAAAAGAAGAACCAGATAGATATAGATTTCAGATAAGGTTCGATAAGAGAGGTCATAATTACGTCTACCATATGCTTTTTAGAACACGAAAGAGAGCCCACGAGGTAGCAAATGAATTATCTCAGAGGGTGGGTTATAGTAATGTAGTCGTTGAACAAATTGATTAATAAACTCATGGGAATAATTATAACGAAAAAATTTAACGCATACAGATCAGAGCACGCATATTACGGAAGAAAGACAGGAGGTAATTATGGTGCAATGATAGGAGCTGGTGCCGGGGCTGCAATAGGAAGACAACTAGGAGGTAAATCTCTTAAAGGTCAAGCTATGGGAGCATTAGCTGGCGGTTTAGTAGGTGGAATAGGTGGATTTATTGGAGGTAGAAAATTAGGAAGTAAAGCAGGTAGTCAATTAAGTAAGACAACTGAGAACAAGCGATTTGAAGTTACTTATTCTGACCCTAAAAATGGACTAGAGAGACACAGAAGATTTGACTATATACAAGATGCTCAACTCTTTCAAAGACAACATCCTGGCTCTAGAATTTCAGATCTTCACCATCAGCAGGGGCAGCCAAATTACACGGACGAAGAATGGTCATGATTTTAAATAAGTGGAGTGGTTTGAAAGATAGCCCTCCCAAAATGAATATGAATATGAGCAATACACTAGTAGTAAACGGATTAAAGATAACCACTTCACTCTCTTACATTAAGTTCATAGAGGCGGGTGTCACTCAAGTTGAAGAGGATATACCAAATTCAGTACTAGTTATTTTCTTCACTAAAGGAGCTAAAAACACTGAGTTACCTTTTGAAGTGATTATAGAGGAAGAGCTTAAGGAGTCAGACTTACTTTCAACTTATAATCCACAAAATAAAATAAACAACCTAAATATAAAGAAGCTGGTAGTTAATGAGTATATATTAAACCAGACTATTTTTACCGATTTGGATAAGAGTTATGCCCTTTATAATGAAGAGAGGTGTGACTTATTTATAAACCAGAATATAGAGTACAAAGATTATATAACACTACTTAAATCAATACCTTTCTTAGAGATAATTGAAGGGGAAGATGACGTAGTACTCGCTAATATAACAAACTGCTTAATGGGTAGAAGGAGGCTTAATTATATCTTCCCAAACCATAGAGCATTTAAGTACAAAGACACCTATACTAATTATGTTATAGATGAGCCTTTAGTTATGTATCAAGTTAAAAAGGTAGTTCTAGAGCAATTATATGATCATGGTTTCGAGTCCTTAAAGTTAGATGACCAGGATGAATTAGTAGAGGTTCCTGACGTACTAAGTTACTCTATTCAAAATGCCGATTATAACCCTATAGCTAAAAGAGTTACTCCACTACTAAAGCGACACACAGATGCAAACTTATCTATAGAGTGGAAATTAAAATCAACAACCCTCTCTAAAGCTATGGATATAAAGAACCGGTATAGAAACTTAGAGATTATTTCCAACTTGACTTCTATTAATGTATTTGACTATAACAACAATCCATTTAAGGTAGCTATAGTTTGGGAAGATATATCAGGTCAATTAGGAGATAAAAGTGCGGTTACAGATGAGGAAAATAATTACTATCATCAGCTATACTTTAATTGTAGAGTCCACTTTGATATTATAATGGATAACTGCAAACCTTCTGATGTAGTAATCTCTAAAATAACCAATCTAGTAAAATTCAAGGAAGTAAACCTAAAAGAAATGAATGCTGTAGATAGCGATACCGTATTCAGTTTAAAGTATAAGGATTACGACCGAATAGTGAAAATATTAAGTAAACAACCAGAGATAAAAGAAATTAAATAAAATATGAGTCAGATATATGAACCATTTGTAGAGTCCAGAATTCAAGCTGCGACAACTACAGATACATCAGGATACCAGAACGGGAAGATAGTAGTAGCTGCTCCCTTAGTTTCTGACCACGGCCCTTACGGCATAACAATGATAAACAACCAAAGAGAACTCCTCAGAAAATATAGACCAGATGGAGCGAATTATTTGGTTTCAGATTTAGATAGCACATTCTTCCATATTTACGCTATGCTTGCTCACAGTTCAGTATTAGTAACAAGGGTAGGTAGTTCTATGGAGGAAGCAGTAACTAAAATGTATAATGCAGACCAAGGAGCGTTCAGTTATACAAAGCTTTTCGGAAATAAAATGGTAGTAGATTATAAAGGTTCTATTGCTGTTGGGGATAACGGAAAGTCTTATTTAGTAGATGGAAAAGATAGAATACTAGATACAATAGCTGCAGTTAAAGTAGGAGCAGTATCAGTTCAAAGTTTAGATTTCCAAGAGAAGATTAGCAAATTAATTAACGGATTAGAGGATTCATCAGTTTACCTTTACGGATATAAGTATGGAGAGAATAATGAACTAACTCTTTACCTAGCTTATAAGTACCATGCAAATGTAAACGAATTCATTAAAACTACGCTGGGGCTTGCTAATACAGATGGACTACCTACAGCACCTAAGTTAACGATTGATGATAAATATAGATTGTTACTTAAGGCTACAGCTCCGGTGGGTTCTGCAATTACAAATACCACGTCTACACCTCTTAAATTCTTGATTAACTCTATTGACCCAGCTAACAAGAGATTCATTCTAAAAGTTAATTCTCAGTTAGACGCAGGTTCAGAGTTCACGATTGCAGATGTAACGAGAACTGAGGTTAAACTTGCTCCAGCTCCAGTAGGGGTAAGCGCAATAAGTAACGGACTAAAACTAGAGGGAGATCCACAGACAGATGAAAAAGTCCTTATAAGTAACCCCGATAGAGTATTCGCATTTTCAGATCCAGTTAGAGCAGAGTTTGAAAAATTAGGAGGAAATGCAGCACCAGTAGATGGAGAGAGAAGCGCAAAAGTACAGAGAGCTATTCTAGATTTATTGGAGTATGATGAAGGGTATAGAATTGACTTTGTATGGGATGCTGGAGAAGGTGAAGTTGGTCTACAGTCAGTAATGAACTCAGTAGCAGCAGAACTTAAAGCACTTGCACTACACTCAGTTAAAACTACAAACCATTCAACAGTAGATGCTATAGTAAATGAGTACAAGCAATCTAATTCATTCAACTCTTATAAACTAGCTCCATACATGAAATACAACTTTGGGATTAAGACACTAGAGCTTTCTCCTTGTATTGAGTACGTTGAAGCTATTGTGAGAAATAAGTCAGCTAATTCAGAGTTCGCACCGGTATTTGGAATCGTTAATGGTCAAGTATCTGTAGGGGAATTAGTAGCTCAATTTAAGAAGACTGACAGAGAGAAATTCTTAGCTGGACAAATTAATACCATCAAGTTCGATAAGTTTAGAGGTATATCTTCAATTAATGACTGTAGAACTGGAGAAGGTGGTCAGAGTTTGTTTAATGAAGAATGGATTGTAAGAATGGCTAATAGAATAGGTTGGGATTTAGACTTCCTTCTTGAGCAATTCTTAGGTAGATACGATGTTGAGAGTACAGCTTTTGACGTTAAGGCTACTATCGATTACTACATGAAAACTACTATTATGAACCAGACTTATGCACCTGAGAAATATGACGTTATAGTGGATAAATCTAATAATGTTTGGGGTGATGGTGAATTAATGGTAGAAGTAAATATATATGTTGGTAGAGCGCTTAGAAAGATTACGGTTGTGTCCAAGATGCTTCCATTATCGACTCTAACCGCGAATTAACCAGCAGTGCTTTCATAATTGTTGTGATTTTTTATTAAGTTCGTGTCGCAGGGGGATTGAATTTTCTCCCTCGGCCAACCCATAAATGAATAAAAGTATGAGTGAGACAGTTGTAAATAATGACTTTGTAAATAGAGCCCATGAAATGACAGGGAGGTTCTTTAAGATAATGTACAAGAGCTTTCCTTTTTATATGAAACTTTACGGGACTCTTTGCACAGTAGAACGCTTACTTAGAAATAAAGATAATAAAGACAGAATAAAGCTTCCTTCCAGAGACCAAATGATAAACCAGACTTACGGAAAGGTAGCTACTCATGATGATTTAGATAGGGATTCTGAATGGCAAACTTTTACAGAAACCTTTATCATAAACAAGTCACACGCTCAGAAATACTACAATAACCAGAGTGACGAGGTGATGATTTACTTTAACCAAAATATACTTGACTTAGGAGATAAGGTGAGTTTTAATAGATTCGGAAAGACTTACTCCTTTATAGTGAATGATGTTACAGCTTATGAGGACGTTATTTTTGAGTATAGATTAATTGGAATAAAGGATCACGTCTCTAGTATGAATGAGCAAGAGATTAAAAAAGAAGATAAACTTGAACTACCGACAAATGAACAAGGTACAGACACACCAACAGTTAAGGTAGTTAGAGGATTCAAAAACAGGAAATAATTATGTCGTTACTTAGTGATTTACAATTAGGCAAGGGGTATAGTGGAGCAAAAGATACCATAACTAAAATACTCTCACCTCTTAGACACCTTAGTGGAACTGTTGGAGATATAGGGAGAGCTGCACAAGCCTTAAAGATGTTGCCTAACCAGATAAGAACTAAATCAGACATGGTTCAAGTTAAGGCTACTCTTAGGGCTCTGAATCAAGTGTTAAAGAATAGTAAGATATCAGACTTTTTAAATAAACTTGAGAATGCAGTAGGAAATTCGATAGTGGGGGTCTTTAATCCTTATATCGATACTAGAACAAAGGTAAAGGTTGAGTATGATAAGAATAAGGTAGTTCAAATAGTTAATGGGATTAGAGCTACAAGAGATGCTAGAGTTGCTGCTGAGGTTCAAAATATGTTAATCTCAGGTGCAGCCTTCACAGACGTAGTAAAAATATTAGATAGAGTAAGGGAGAATGATCCTAAATGGGGACTAGGGAATATACTATCACTTTTACCTCAGAATTTATTAGCTCAGTTTGCTCCCAAGTTTCTAAGTGCTTATAAGACTGCTGATGAGTTTTTAGGAATTTCAAAGGGGATACAGAATTTGGTAGAAGGAAAATCTTGGAATGGGGGACCTAAAATGCCTAAGAAGAAACCAACAGCAGGGATAGCTAATAGTACGACTTGGAACTCAGCAACTAATGTGGACAAGTATAAAAGTATGCTAGAACAGGCTGGGATTGATGCTTCTAATTTAAAGACAGACTTCGATACCCCAGTTCCAGTAGATGTTGTAGGATATGACCCAGACACAAACACATTTAAGAACCCATTTACTGATGACGGAGATGTGGCGTATAGTGTTAACTCAAGTAATCAGAAAGTATTAGCTGCTACTATTGAAAACATAAACCCCGCTCCATTTGAAGGTTATTTTAGATCAAGATTAGGGAGACTGGAACTTGCATCAACTCACCTTTGGGACGTACAAATAAAACCAATGGGAACAGGAGTGCCGGTACTTGAGATGAGGGATATAGATGTTCTTCCAATTACAAACTGGTCATTAGATGCAGGACAGACTTTATCAGATTCAATGGAGATGTTTGGGGGAAGTTCAATTACAATCCCTACAACCAAGAAGATAGATATGAGATTTGAGGCTACCTTTGTAGAGGATTCAACTTATTCAGTAAAGGCGTGGCTCTCAAAGTATAAAAAGTTCATGTTCTATAAAAACCGAGTGAGACCTTATAAAGAGTGCTGCTCAATAATAGGGATATGGCTTCTTGATGTGGACTTAAAAGAGTTATACTATCAAGCTTACATAGGATACCCAATAGATATGACTGAAGGTTTAGAAGGGGAATCATCACACTCTCCTATCAACAAAACTGTAACCTTCTCTATAGTAGGTCAATTAAGTTCTGATGAGTTCTATGAGCAGATTCAGCGGAAAGGGCACGGAAGACATTGGGATAGAGATAAACTTAATACAAGATACGTAACCAACTTCAATAAGGACAAGGTAGTATCAATATTAAAAGAGTCTGACCAATCCAAAGCCTATACAAGAAGATTTAGAAAGGAGACCAGAGATAAAGATGGTAATCCACAGACTCCAGATAAGAGTTCACCAAAATCTGTAGGTAAGAAGAAAAAGGGAGTTAAGTCAAATACTAATAAGGGCAAGCAACCAACTACTAGAAAGGCAGCCGTAAGTAAACCTAAAAAGAAGAAGTAATTAGATGAGTATAATAAAGATTAATTCAGTAGGTATAACTCCACCACAACAACCAGAATTAGGAGTAGTAATAGGAGTTGTAGTTCCGTCTTCATCAGGCAGAGATTACCCTACAATTTACTTTGATTACGATACTTTCAAGAGGGAGTTTGATGATGGGATTACAAGTTTAGCTAAGTATAAGTTTTTATTTGAGAAGGGGTATCAAGTTGCAGCAGCAAGGGTAAATAAAGATGAACCTAACTTTGCTACCTTAAGAATATCAGACCCAGTTTATACAGACTTAATAGCTACGCACCCTCAATACTTAGATTCAATGCCTGTAGATAGATCTTTAAACAAGGACAAAACTCTAGAGGATGTTGAGATAAGTGATTTTACCAATGTGTTCAGGCTTAATTACGGGGACTTAACCAAACTAAACGCGGCTAAGGACTATATACTCATACCTTCCGGACTTAACCCAGAGAACGCCTCACTTACACTTATAACTTTTGAGGATGGTGTGCATGGGATAACAGGAACAGAAGCTTTTGGACCCAATGTAGTAAGGACAGCAGTAAACATTCAAAATAAAACCACAGCTCAAATTAGAGAAGGAATTAAGAATGTTATTGAAGCTTACACCCAGTATAAAGTAATGCCGGGACAAGAAGAGGAGGACTTCGATATGTTCTATCAGTTTATATTTTCAGATGAGATAGAACAGTGGAACCTAACTCCTGGGACAATAGACATAGATATAGACTACAATGATAAGCTGGATGTCATAGCAAGTTATGCTTCTCCCTACAAGATAATGGACTTTGCATCTACTATCCCGGGGATCTTTGGAAACATGCTTAACATTCAGATCCAAGGGTTTAATTGTAAGGTATATTATGATGATGAACTTTTAGAGGATTATAACTTTTCATCAACAGAAGACTTATTCCTACAGCTAAAAGAAAATTCACCTTACATACTGCCCGTCCTTCATGATAGAGATAAGAATTTACCAGACGGGACTTACTTCTTTGATGGTGGATTTGTAGAAGCTGAGAAAACTACAGATGACTATTTAAGAGCTTTAGAGTTATTTGGAGATGAGGACATAGATATAGATTTCTTAAGTTATGATGAGTTCTTTGACCCAGAGCTTAGAATCTTATCCATGCTACACCAAGTCTCTGTGGAAAATCAGTTCTTAGTTCTTTTAAACATGGATATAGCAAGGACTTATTCAAATACAACCAATATCTTTTATACTATAGGGACTTATGTTAGAAATGGAGTAGAGCTGCCTACAAGTTACGCTTTCTTCGATAGACTAACAACAGACTATGCAGGAGTTATAAAAGAGAAGATATACATAAACAAACAATATACAGAAGAAGAATATAAGAAGTTTGAAGAGATAGGGCTTAACCACATTAAATACGACGGTTACAACTACTACATTTCCTATTACTACAGCACAATAAATGAGAACCCAGCCTATAAGTTTAGTATGAATAGGGTACAGAGAAAATTTAGAAGGCTGCAACAATTTTTAGGGACAAAGAAAACAGAACTTCACAGGTATATTCAAAAGCTAACAACAGATCTAAGAGACGAGATATACTTAATAGATGACATTGTACTTACTAGGTTTAACTATGATGACCGTATGGGTTCAGCAGAGATTCAACTAGAAGTAACTTTAAGTCAGATGATTAACGAGGTCTTGCTTTTAAATGTAATAATAAATCGAAATTAAAGAATAACAGAATAAAGATGGCATTAGATTTTTTAAAGTATCAGAAAATTGCAGAGAACGGGAGAGAATTCCTTAGAACAGATATATGGGAGTTTTCTTTTGTTGATAGACCTACCGGGGTTTACATGCCGCCAGATGAGAACCTTTTGATTAGATGTACTGACTTTAACGTGTCAATAGATAACTCAATAGATAGAATGGAAGCTCAAATTAGAGGATTCACTATCTACCAGCCAGTTACTTCTAATAAGGCAGATGGTTCGTTTTCCATGAGATTTATAGATAGAGAAGATATGTCAATTCAGTATATGTTTAACGACTGGGCTGACAAAATCATGGAGAAAGAAACTAAGAAGACTGGAAGAAAACTAGACTTAACTTGTACAGTAATGCTTAAACAGTATAACACTCACAGACAAGTTATCAAGACCCTAGTATTCTATAACGCCTTCCCGACTACTGCTTCAGAAATGGGGGAATCTAGTTTTGGACAGGATGCAACAACAAACGGTGGAGAGTATGACATAGAATTCCAGTTCGAGTACTATGAAAGACAAAGAAATAGTGTTCCAATTACAGACGGGACAGCATCATAATTAGAATTTTAAAGTTAATACAGAAGGGTACTCGATTAGGCATAAAAACTTAGTTGAGTACCTTTTCTTTTTCAAATCACAACAGAAATATGTATATAAGCAATCAAGAATTACCCAGCAAAGGATTATTTTCAAGGGAAGGTGGAACAAATATAGAAATCAAACCACTAACCTTCAAACAACTGCTGGATTATATAGAAAATGTGGAGATAAACCCAATAGCTAAACTCAGAAAAGACCTTAATCTATTAGCCAGTACAGGAGTAGATTTGTATAAAGTGAGTCTGCTGGATATGGACTACCTAATCTTCATGCTAAAATCAATAACGATCTCAGATGACATAAAGTTTAATTCAAGTACTAAGTGTTATAGCTGTGATCAAATAACTCAATTCTCATTTAACTTATCTCAGATTCACTTTAAGGATTTTGATAGTGAGGAGAATAGGATCCCGAGTAAAATAAACATAGGGGGAGAGATGAGAAAAATTAGAGTTCCTTCGATAGGTGAATTTTTGTCAGTGTTAGATACAATATATAAATTCAACCCAGAGATAAAACTCGCACAAATTAAACTATACAGCCTCTTTGATGAATGGTTTGCAAATCCTACAGGTGTTCAAAATATGGTGGATAACGCAAGTAGAGAGAGTGCTGCTAACTTAATATATTTGGATGATAAGTGTTTTGGTAGAATAGAACCGGTAGAGTGTAAGTGTGTAAATTGTGGTCAAGTACAGTTAACAAATATAGACGTACTAACTATAACTGAAAACTTCTTTACCGACTTTCTCAGGCACTTCCGACCTAATGAATCTCAAGTACTTTTTGAATAAGATAGCCAGGTACGATAACATAGAGGATTACCTTTATTCTACTTGTGTTAAATTTTACGAAGACTATAAGAAGAGATTAAAAGAATCGGATGGGGTGGATTTAAGTTACCCTCAATTCAAGATTAATATGTGATAAAATACTATGCTTAAAGGATTATTTGGAAAAGGAGCTCTTAAGGGATTTGGAAACTGGATTAAGAGTGCCCTACCTAACGTCATTAAAGATACACTCATAGAAAGGGCTTTAGGTTCTCTCTTTGGTGGTGGAGGTGACTCAGGAGGGGGTGGCGGAGCAGAGATGCAAGCTACGATACAAGCAGGACCAGCCCAAGACCCTTCAGTTATGCGAAAAAGGTTAAGAGAAGTAAATGCTCAATACCTAAATGTAAAGTCAGAGAGGGATAGAGAACTTAGAAAGCTAAACCTCGTTGAGACCAAAATAATGGCTAACAAACACACTAATGAGCCTTTTCCTAATGACAGTGATAGTTCTAATAGTGATAGTAATGTAGCTGAAATAGACGTAAATCATGTAAACCCACCTACAAAGACAGGTTATGAAGATCAACTAAATGATGTAACCAACTTAAGTAATGCAGTAGGAGAGTTAAATGCAGCTAAGAATCAACAAAAAGCCTATAGCGACCCTGATGTAAATGGAGCTAGGATAAGTAAACTGGAATCTAAAGTTGATAAGTTAGACCAAGAATACAGATCCAAATACTTACTTAACCGAGGAGATAAACTTAAAAGTGCTGCTGCTGATATGATACCTGGAGTTAAACTTGGGTATAATGATGAAGCTACAGTCAGAGGGTTTAAAGTAATGAATAAAGAACTCGAACTCCTAAGAATCAAACAAGCTGAGACCATAGTAAACATGCAGGCTGCTCTTCAAAATCAAGGGTATGCTGGTGGTGCAGGTCGAGGCGGTTCTGGAGGAGGTGGAGGCGGAGGTGGCTTCTTATCTGGTATCATGGGTTCTATAGTGTCCGGTTTAATGATGGAAGGAGCTATGACTCTAGGGGGAAAACTCTTGGAGAAAGCTGGAGTAACTGGCTGGGCTAAGAATCAATGGACAAAACTTAAGAATGCTACTGGTCTCAATAAACTCATAGGTAAAGGAACTAAAGAGGCTGCTGAAGAATTAGGGGAAGAAGGAGCTAAGGCAGTTGCTAAAGGTACAGCCAAGGGAGTAACCTCTGCTGCAGCTAAAGGAACCGCTGAGGCTGTAGAACAATCCGTAAAACAAGCCGCTAAAGGAGTAGGAAGAACTGGAGCAAGGGAGGCGGCAGAGAAAGCTATTCAAAGTGGAGTTAAGACAGCTGTAGGCAGAAAAGTAGCAGGGAGAGTTACTAAAGAAGTTGCAGAAGAAGCCGTTGAGATTGCAGGTAAGAAAGTGGCTCAAGCAGGACTAAGATCAGCAGGTACTAAGATTATAGGAAAGATTGGTCAAAAGCTAGGTCTTGGAGTACTAGGTAGAATCGCTAAGAAGATTGCAGTAAAGGCTGGACAAAAGTTAGCAGTAATGGCAACAGGTCCTGTAGGTCTAGCAATTAATGTAGGGATGCTTGCTTATGATTTATGGTCTATAGGTTCAGGGATTATTGATATTGAGATGATTATAGCTAGGTTCAAAGGTAATAAAATGGACAAGAGGTTATGGGCATCATTAGTTAACAAGAACCTTACACCTGAATTAGTTAAAGAAAAAGAGTGGGGACCCGATGAACTTACTTTGATTAGAGAGCTTCCAGATGTTATAAAAGAAGTCGATAAGAAAGAGGGGTATATGTTTATTATGTATATTGGGGTAGATGAGATTAAAGAGCTTACCAAACCAATAGACATGACAGCCCTTGACGAGATAGACGACCAAATTAAAGCACATGAAGGAGGCGGAGATACGAGAGGGTTCTTTACTAAGGTTGCTGATTTTGGAGTTAGATTATTTGCACCAGGGGAAATTACAGAGTCTCAACAGATAATGAATCATAAGAAGGCTCAAGCTCAAGGATTTAGTTCTACTTACTCTTCTGGATACAACCCCAATGCTCAACCACAGGGAGGATACTATGATGGTTCTTTTGGAGGGTTTAGTAATGTGACGGGTAATTTATTGTTTCCGGGAGCTGGTGGGAATTATTCATCTATACCAATTTCAAACGGAGATGGATACCAAGCAAATAGAAATACAATCTTAGCAGCCTCTCAAGCAGTAGGAGTTGATCCTGGACTTATGATGAGATTAGCAGCTTCAGAGTCAGGATTTAAACCATCAGTAAAACACGCTAAGGCTACAGCTGCAGGTTTATTCCAGTTTATTGATGCTACATGGAGGGCCCAGCTTAAGAAGTATGGACCTAAATTCGGGATACCACCTAATGCTCACCAATCAGATGCTAGGGCTAATGCTTTGATAGGTGCTCAGTTCGTAAAAGATAACCTAGAGAGAAGAAGTGCTAGAGAGGGATTACCACCTTCACCTGCAATGGCTTACTTAGATCACTGGTTAGGGGAAGCTGGAGCTAATCGATTCTTCTCTAAACTTAAGACTTCACCGGGAGAGATTGTAACTAATGGAGCTCTTGTTGGAAATGAATTCACCTTAAACCAAGCACTAGCAAGAGAAGGAGGTAAAGGTAGAATTTTGTCTGTAGCTGAAACTTACCAAAACTTAGACCGAATATTAGATAAGAAAGGTAGGGATTTTGGAGTAGTAGAACCTCTTGGTGGGGGTGGTGGATTTGCTGGAATAGCTGGCATACCTAACCCTGCTAACTTTATTCAGACAGCTCTTAATTCAGCGGGGCAGTCACAACCTCAAATGGATAAGAGTGCTCACAAAGGATTCATAACTAAAGCTGTTCAAGATATCGCTAATGTAGGAAACTTGGCGGCACAAAGAGCAGCTTCTGGAGGTAAATCTAAAGGAGTATCACCAAGCTTAACGGGTGGGAATAATATGATCGCTTCTACTACGACTAATGTAAATAAAACAACCGAAATCAACACGACCGTTAAACAGCAAGACAAGAATAATAAGAGTCTACAAAAAGGTCAGAGAGCAAATAAAACAGCTACTGCCTAAAAATAAACTAAATGCAAAAACTATTAATAATTATCCTCATTTCTATGTCCAGTATTTTAAATAAACTAGCCGCTTCTGATGCTTCAATTAAGAGAATGCAACAGGCAGCCCTTTCAAGTGAACCAGTAGAGTCAGTTGATTGGGAACAGGTTAGAGCTGAAGGAGACCAGGAGTTAGCTGATGCAGAATATAAATCTACACACCCTGAGGACTCTTTTGGTGCACCTATTGACGCTCATAAAACTTTCTGGGGACAAATGAGAGTTACTAGAGCGAAGATAGCTGCAATGTATATAGAATGGGATACAACAAATAAAGGGGCGTGGAAGAAATTGAAGTCGTTATATAAGATGTATGACAAAGCTACTTCAGTTAAATCCTCAGACCCCTTCCTACTAAAAATTGTCAAGTACTTATACGCTATTCCAATTGTAGGGACTGAGATTCTTATGTTTGGGGCAGAGAAACTTTGGGATATGGCTAAGACTGGAGTTAGTGAAGGTTTTGGTTTACTTAAAGGGGCGTATAATGAGCTTTCAGGATTTCTTACTACAGCTAAAACAGTTCATGAAGTTAGAGAGAAGAAAGCACTAGTAGGAGAAGCGATGTCAGATCTAGATAAACTAAAAGTACCACAAGTGCCTGACCCTATTGTACCTGGAGAGTTAGGATTAGCTAAGCAGGTTAAAGTAGAGCAGAAGGCAGATCCAGAAGCTGAGGCATTAGAGAAGAGATTTAAGGAATTAGAAAGAGAAAAGGGATTAAACGAAAAGAGTAAGAAACAATATAGAACTACACAGGAACAGAAACTAGCAGAGGAAACGGATGAGACTTACGAGACTATCTACAAAAACCTCATGAAAGTAAGAAATGCAGACTGGAAGAAAAGTATCTCAAGTATAGGAGCAGATGAAGCTAGATATTCAGATGTTGAGACTTTAAAGAATCTTCCGGGAGTTGTACAAGACTTACCTAAAGAAGAGGCTATGAAGATTATTAAGAAGTATCCAATGGCTTTCTATAGTACCTTTAACACTAACTACAACCTTACTGATAAAAAGATGAAAGTTACGGTTAAGAAGTTAGATGAGTGGAAGGAGAAAGACTTAAAAGATCCAATTCTAAGGGCAGCTATGAGACAAACAACTAGACACGAAATACTCTCTAAGATGGACTTTGGGGTACAACCTACGCTTAATCCTATGCAAGCTCAGATGGGTATAGATAATGTTCAGTTTTCTCAAGGTGCTGCTGTAGATATAAATTCACCAGGTTTTCAAAAGAGCATAGTCGGAGGTGCTAGGATAGATGGATTACAGCCTGACTTATTGAATTTCCACAAAGAGTTATTATCCTATGTACCTGAGGCTAAGATTACTTCTGCTTATAGACCAGGTTCAATCACTAAGGGAGGTAAGCTTTCTAGACATGGTTCGGGGGAGGCTATAGACTATGGAGTAAACTCAAATTCAGATACGGGAGTTAAGGAGTTTTTATATTCATCACAAGGACAGTCACTGCTAAGAAAATACGGACTAAACTTTATTGATGAAACTATCCCTGCCGTTAATGCTGCTACCGTAAAGAGTGCTTCTGGAGCTTATCACGTAGGTAAAGATAGTTCAGCTGCAAATAACCGATTAAACTACATCAACCTTGACCCTAGATTCGGACCTAAGAAACCTGTAGCGATATCTAGAAACTATGCACCACAGACTTATCAACCGCCTATGCAGCAAGGACAGATTATACCAATTAATACAGTTACTCAAACCAATTCTTTTAAGACGCAAACAAGTTATAGATAATTATGGCAGATGTATATAATCCGGGAAAGAGAGTTAATAGCCGGGTAGGAGAAAGAACAATGATTAAGGGGAAAGTTACCTGGTTCTGGGACTCTCTTATGAATCAAGACCACCTCACTGTAAGGATAGCTAAGCACCAAGATGTAATGGGGAATAAGCCTAACCCACTATTAACTCATACAGGAGCAGGTAGTAACGGGATAGAGCTTCTTAGAGGATTCTTAACTAGGGACATTACTTTCTCAGCTACTAACGAATGGGGAGAGGCTAAAGATAGTATTAAGGACACTGTAGCTTCTCAGACAGGTATCGATACGGGAGCTTTAGGTAATGACAATGGTTGGGTTGAATCAGCTGTTAGAGGTCTTGGGGGTATGGCTAAGAGTTTCTTCGAGATGGTAGGGATGGATAAGACCGCTGAAAATATAGACAATGCAATGCGGGAGGAATTAAAAGCCCTTAGTTATAAGCTAGTCAATTATGCAGAGGCAGCTAAGACATACCAAGGAACCGCTGTAAACTTCCCAAATACTCTATCCGTTTTAATAATTGCAGATAAGTATGGTAAAGACCCAAGATCAGCTATTCATAATGTTCTCGGCGATTTCTTAGGTATTCCAGTAGCTAGTTTAACTAAGGAGATAGAAAATACTGCAGTTAAGAAGTTAGAAGCTGATGGAGCCTTAAAAGCTGATGCAAGTTGGCCTTCCGGTGCTCAAGAATACTGGAACTTAAAGATGGAAGAGAGACAGTTAAGAGCTAGTTTAGAGCAGGCTAAGAATAATTTAAAATACCTAGAAGATCCTACAAATATCCAACTCCAAAGAACACAGGCAGTACAAGGAGGTGATCCGGACCAAGATAATACTCAAGCTATCGCCAACGCTAAAAGATCTATTGAAGACTACACTAAAAAATTAAACGAAAACCTAAAGAAACAGAAAGATTCAAAAGTTAGTGCTGGAGATTTGAAGTTAGTAGAGGCTAAATTAAGTGTAAAAGTTAAAGGTGAGAATACTGGGGACAATGTAACAACTGATGGGGTAGCGAATTCAATAGCAGGTAAAGTACTAGATTTAATAGGAACAACTAAGAACCTACTAACTCAAGGGAACTGGGAATTTATGGGTCCTCCAGGTGGTTACTTATATGATCCAGAAGCTACAAGAAACAACAAATCTCACCCTGGAACTATTACCTTATTTATCTCTAATCACATGGTCGTTCATAACCTCTTAGTTTCAAATGTGGATATCGATATTTCTCAGTTTGTTACAGTTGAAGGTTATCCTCTTTGGGTTAGAGCAGATATATCCTTTGTTCCAGCTTCACTATTTACTTCAAGAGATATAGCAAGATCATTAGGAGGTAGTGGTAGAATATATGGACTTTGGGATGAATCTTTGGCTAATGCAGATGCTTCTAATAAAGGAGGAACTAAGCAATATATGTCAACCTTTAAAGCAGTGAGATTATGGGAAGCTGAACCTAAGATAAGAAGGGATGGACATAATGAGAAAGACGAGAATCAGAGGTTTGCTAATCTAGGCTTCGATCCAAATGGTAAAGAGAAAGGAGTGTTTTCAGATTGGTCAACGAAGAAAAACCCAGATAACCAGAATTACCGAGTAGTGATAGTTAATGAAGAGAAGGAGAGAGTTAATAAAGAAATATCCAAAGCTGAGACTACACTAAAGAATGACTCAAAAGGTTATAACATAGATTCAAGTCAAAACTCCGCAACATTTAGAGCAGCACTAGACAGAAGTTCAGATGTGGCTAAGAATGCTATGGAGGCTATTAACAGTGCACAACGATCTAATCCAGGTTTCAAGAGTCTTAACGGGCAGCAGATGAAAGGGTTTATGGATAAGTTTGAATTAAAGAGAACTGCATTAGAGGCTCCTTTATATAACTTCTTAGGTCAAAAACAAAACTAAATATATGGCAGAAGAGAAAAAAGATAAAGTAGAGTTCACCGCTGTAGATGTTAGTACTCCCTATGATGAAGAAATTAGAATGAAGTACTTAGAAGCTCAACTGGCAGATGCTACAAATAATGACACTAGGTTAGTTGAGCTACAATTAGAGATTACAGCTTTAAAACACTACAGAGATATTTACATAGAACTCTACAACGACAAACTAAAGAAATAATAAGATATGTATGTACCAGACGTCAACTCCTCGGGATTACTTACTAAAAGGGTCGGGGATTATATAGAGAATGATTTTGATGTATTTAACTCTAAGCTTCTAAAATTCATTCCTTTCCTACCTTCTATGGGGACTTATCAAATAACAAAATACCCTTATAGATTAGACCTTATTTCCGATGAGATTTATGGTAGTCAGGAATACGCAGAAGCTTTACTATTATACAACAACAAATCAATTAGAGACTTACACTTAGGGAGTTATCTTAATATATTCAACAGAGACTCCTACGATAGACTTACGCTGAACTTAAATAACATCTAATGGTATCACACACACGCTATCAAATAAGACTAGACGAGTTTTCTCAGGATCCTACTATGGAGTTTAGGTTAATGGAGATTTCTGAGGTTATGGGAGGAGAGTTGCCACAAGGAGTAATTACTATGCTTACCTCTTCTAAATCCCAATCTTCAAAATACCTAGGGAAGACTTTAGAGATGACAATACAAACTCCATCATATAGGGGAAACTTCAAGGTCTTTATAACAAACGTACAACAGAACTCTACTACCGCTTTGTTTACTTTTCTCATAACTGACCCTTACTTTACAAATGAGATACAGTCTAGGCTTTTAGCGAATGATATGAATACTGCCATTAGTAGACTCTATCCGGGTAAGGTAACCAAGAAAGTAGAATCCTCAATAAACCAGATGGAGCTTAGACAGACTAGGGAGACGGATTACAATTGTTTAAAGAGACTTATGTTAGGGTATGGAAAAGATGTGTTATATGGATTCTCTATGGATGGGATGGTTATAACTACTTTTTCAGCTCAGCCCGCTAGCTACCCTCACTATAAGCCTTTTACAATTGATTTAGGGGTGAATGATTTGAGTGAGAATAAAATAAAGTATGAACAATTTGACCCACCTAGAACCTCCAAGAAAGCATTTAGGTATTTTAGAGTTGTTGCGTATGATAAATCTATAAGTTACACAGCTAAAGACGGATCACCATTTGAAGAAAACATATCCGCTAATTATAAGAGTAGAATGGAACCAAAGCTGTCAATGAAGAGAACTTACGAGAATATTCCACCTTACAAACTTGGAGATAAAATAAACCTAGCAGATCCAGAATCAAACCCTACTAATGCTACTGAATTCTTTGTTACTTCTAGAGGTTTTACGTTTGATTCATCTGGAGTATTCACAACTATGGCACTAAGCAAATATGATTAACAATGGGAAACTTAATATATTTAGGACGAGTAAGAGAACTAGTTAACAATAAGGACTATAAGAAAGATGAGTGGGTTGTTAAAGTAGATATACCTGAAATTAATGAGAACCTACTAGCCTTTCCTCTATACCATACTGATGCTCCTGTTGTAGATGATGAGGTTATACTTTTTAATATGAACCCTAATCTAGACAATGTATTCCTCTACTTGCCACTGAAGAAGTTTAACGGTGAGAATCCTTTTAATGGCTTTAGATCTAATGGTACAAAAGTAGAGATTCACCCAGATGGAAAAGTATCAATAAGCAACGAGAAGGATAGTCTGTATGATATAATAAAGTCTCTAATCCAAGCAGTAGTATCCCTTAAAACAGTAGGAGGAGAGGTGCTTGATATTAGAACTAGGGTACTTTTAAATAATGCAGCAAGTAAGTTAGAACGATTAATGAGAGAAAGATGAGAACACCTTTTTTAGAATACGAAATACCTGATGTTGTTATAAAGCAATTCTCTAAGCCAGATGTTAAGGACTTTATAGCAATACCAACGACTGAGGATGTTACAAGGATGGCTACTCAAATTGTTACTGATGTTATGCAAAAGTCTGCTCAAAGTATAGGTTCAGTTTCTCCAGCTTCACAAGGATTCTTCTCACGTCAAAGATCCTCTGTAATGAAAATGATTAGAGACTATAAGAACCAAATACAGGAGGCTAAGAGAAAGTACCAGACAGAGATGAAACAGACTGTGGCTTATATGAGAGATGCTGCTATTGTGCTTAACTACTATAAACAAATAAAGAATGCAGCTAGAGACGGAGTACAACTTGGAGATATCTTTTCACTAGTACCTTCAGTTGATGCAGAGAAGAGAGACCTTAGTGCCGCTTTAGAAGATGAGATAGGAAGCTACACTACAGATATGCAAAATGTTATGACTTCTACCTTCTCTAAACAAATGCACAACGGGATACCTATGAAAGACCCTTATAACAAACTCCTTGAAGCTGCAGAGAATAGTTTTATAGCTGAGAATTATACATCTAATCAAGGGGCTCAACTAGGATCTCCTGACTATGGAAAACCTTACTTACCAAATGCTGATATAATTAAGTATAGTGACATGAAAAGGAATCTAGTAGCTCAGGTTAGAAGATTAGAGTATGTAGAGGATGGAGTAAGAATGGCTACAAGAGACTTTACCTTAGGGAGAGAGGTTCTAGGTAAGCTTAAGGAGATAATGGATACAGCAGGTTTTAATACTTTCAATCCAACTACTTATGCTAAACTTACTGCTGGTGGAGAAATCTATAAACCACTCTGGGATAAGTACGATTGGTTAGAGGCTACAAAGAAACTAGGGGATTTAGAGGCAGACAATACACCAGACGACCTTCAATACCAAGAGATGAGACAGCTGAGAACTAAGATTAACCTATATATTCAAACTTACACCTCAGCAGATAAACCAGAAGATGCAGGACTTAGGGATCAGGCAGAAGCTATTGGTGAAGCTATTAATGAAATGGGACCTAACATAGAGAAGAGAACTAAACTAGGAGAGGTTGCAGCTTATGTTAGAACAGCTACAGACTTATCCGCTTCAGTTAGTACCTTATTAAAAGCAGATTCACCATATAAAGAACACTTAGGGAACGTAAAAGGATACTTAAATACAGCTGCCAGAGGACTTGAAATAGCTAAGAACTTTGAAGGGAATGTAAACAAGATAAAAGAGGGAGTTAATGCCAGACTAAAGAACCCACTGATACTCCTAAATGATATGGTAAAACTAACTATGGAGATTGACAAGAGTATAGATGAGGATTTAGAGATTGAGATGGAGTATGTTCCTGGAATTACAGATAAGCTTTTCAATCAATTTAACGACTGGTTTGCTAAGAAAATGGATCAGTTAAAAGAATGGCTAGTTAATAAAATCACATCCCTAACAAATGCAGTAAAAGAGAAAATGGAGACCGCCTACCAAGCAATTCAAACCAGAGTAAAGGTAACAGCTATGTCCGCGATTCCTGGTACAGCCTTTGGTGGAGCTCAGATGTCACAAGCACTTAATACATAGAACAACACATGAAATATTTACAATCAGACGGCTCATTTGCACCAAGTAAGCTCAGTTATATTAGAGATGCAATGGAGGTAGAGCTTAAAATTAACAGCTGGTCAGTACCCTTAGATAACGACTTTGGGTTTAATAAGATAGTAGACGGGTTAGACCTTTCTTCATCTAGGGAGTTTATTGGTCAGAGGATTATTAGGTTTATCGATATCTTCAATGAGCGTAATGGGTGTAACCTAAGTGTTGATGGAATAGATATGACTGAGAGTACAATAACAGTAACCTTAACAAATGGAGATAATATAGAGACACATGAGATCGATCGATGAATATAAAGCAAGTATCGGGAAGTTAGCATCGGATTTACAAATACAGGGAGACCACGTTACGATCCTTACTAATATGATAGCTTATGCCCTTTACACAAATGAATTAAACTTACTTAGGTACACAAAAGAACAATCGCTTACAAACTCTAACTTCCTCTCCTCTAAGATACAACACGCAATGGATAGAATGTACTCAGTTTATAGAGGGAAGAATCCAGTTGTTGAGGTTAAATTCTATGCCACTAAAGCTAAAAATTACGAGATAGGAGATACTGTATACGAGAGTGGAGATTACTACCTATATGCAGCTGAAGATAAAGAGGTTATAGAAGACTTAAATAATTTGACGACTCTTAAGGTAATGGTAGCTGGAGGGAGAAAGAAAGTAGAGGAGTTTTCAGGAGAGACTGGTTTTTATATTGAATTAGGACAGACAGGTTTATCAGAAGACATTAGAGTTAGAAGGGTAGATGCATTAGCGAGTACTTACTATGATACAACAAGAGTCTTTAAGAACCACATAGATAGAAAGGACTCCAATATACTCTTTACACTTACTACACAAGATTACGGAGTTAGGATTTACAAGAGAGATCAGTTTAAGTCAGCAGAGAAGTATGAAGTAGAGTCTTACCCTTTCTTTGACGATTTTAAACTCCTTGAATCAACCATCCTTAACTCATCAGCTTCAATTCAGATTAACGGTATGAGGTTTGAGTCTTGTAGATTAGTTGAACCTATTATACCTAAAGAAGTTGCCAGAGATATAGAGTACAATGCAAAAGCTCAAATATTCTCTAATGGGGTGATGAAGAGTAATACCGATATTGTAGATTTATTTAGAGCAACACTAGTAACTTCGGTAGCGGACGCCTCACATACTTGGAATGCAGCAAACAATAGACTCCACATTTATTACGTATTATCAGAAGGTGTGGGAGAAGTTTCAGGCGTAGAGATGGATAACTTTAAGACTGAAATAGATAGGAGTTACTACTTGGGGGAGATCCCTTCAGCTTCACCTGCTATTGAACTTGTTGTGCCTATACTAATTGATGTTAAGACTTACCTTTCAGTTGAGCATATTACAAAAGAATCAATTAGAGAAGTACTTAAGACCTATGAGAGAAAGATTGTAAAAGGAGTAAGACAAGATGATATACACTCTGCTCTTTCTAAACTTGAGGGTGTAAAATATGTAACCTTAACGATAGACCCTGCAATTAGAGCACAGATGGAACAGTTGAATGACCTTACTTCTAATGCTGTACCCAAGTTTGTAAGATTTAACCCTAATATTAACGTAGAACAAGATGCTTTTACCACTAGATAATGAACTGTTAAACTATAAGCTCTACCAAGATTTTTTGAAGTTATATGGTGGGTTTACTAAAGAAGGGGAGTCACTATTATTATCCTTAAGTAAACTACCGATAGATAAGAGCTTTGAGGTTCCTGCTGTACAAAAGTTAATGGAGTGTCTAGATCTTTTAGGAGAATACGACAAACCAACAACTAACTACATACTGGCAGACTTCTTAGCTTCAAAAGGGACATATAGAGTTAAGGAGATTATAGAGAAGTATTTACACATTGAATTTACTGAGCCTGATGGATTTGAATATAGTCCTGAACAGTTGAAACTAAAGGCTCACTTCAAGGTAACATACAAAGGAACAAACCTAGATCTCTTGCTTACTCTTATATCTGACCTTCTTAATTTTGAGCTTTACTTTACGAGTTTAGATATGCTTATTAAAGAGCTTAGACATATACTGGAGGTTGAGAATAATACTACAGCGAGAGTTTTACTAGATAAATTTACACGAATAGAAGCAAACATCACATGGACGGAGTAGACTATAGCGTTAAATCAGATAAACCATTACACGGAGCTAACTATATTCACATTGCAGCTTCAGACGGTACATCGAGAATACTTAGGAGGGTTGATACTTCTTACTTCATCGATTACCACACTTACTTAACGAGATATGGACTGGAGGGTAGAAGTGTACTGGATAGGGTAGCATTAGACCAAACAAAAGGGAGCTATATAGAAGGAGTAATTTTAGACAACCCTCAAGATATAGCTGATTCTATGGAGGAGAGCTTTGAGTTTATACAAGTTCCACATTCTACAGACCCTAACAAGTTCTACTATATCCTAAACCTCTACTTAAAGAATGATGAGCATACAGTTACCCTTTACGAAATAGAAGCTAATAAAGAAGAGGAGGTAACTAAAGATGAGCCACTATTCAGGTATGTTATAGAGGATTATTCAAAGGGAGCGAGAGAGGAGCTGAAGAGTTATAAAGTAGTAAGAATCCAATCTGCTAACTTCCAGAATGATGATAATATAATAGACTACCATAAAGCTCTAAAATCAGCATCAGTTGTAAAGTTAGGTAGGGATGAAATTTTAAAGAAAGAAGTAGTGTCCTCAGTTTACCTTAGAGAGAAGATCGTAGAGGCTAATCACATAAAGGCAAGTAAGCAAGGATTCTATGATAAACGAAATGAACTTAAATTAACGGGAAATGCTAGAGAAAATACAGAGAAGATAGATGATAAGTGGAGATGGGGAGTATCGTACCCTAAAGGTATAACTCTCACGTATGGAAAACTTAAAATCACCTCTCTAATTGACAATAACATCTACCACCCACTACAAATAGGAAGTTATGAGATTAAAGACAAGTGAGAAAAGATACTACGGACTATTTGATTACAACCCTGAACACATCTATGAAATTGGGGATATTGTAATCTATGATGAATTAGCCTATAGGTGTCACTCAGATATGGCAAGAGAAGACTTAGGTACTATCCTGCCAAACAACCTCCTGCATTTTAGACCTTTGCATGATTTAACAGGAGAAGCAGATGGAATGATAAACACTTTTGATGAATATTTGACCTCCTCTTATTCTGACATGCGACCACTTAATGCAGGAATACTAAGGCAGGTAATCAACCACTATACAAAACTAGGGGAGAGCTTAGATATTTCTTCAGTTGATTTAGAGGTAATTACAAGCCCAGGGATATATAGAAACCCAAAGATGCCGCTGAATATAGTAGAGAATCCAGTAGGTGAAACTTGTTACTTAAGGGTTATTGAAGGGAGTGATGATTATATTGTACAGGAGCTTATAACAGATGAATACCTTGCAATAAGAACATCAAATTCACCAGTTATTAATAGAGTTGTATCAGGCTGGACTCCATGGAAGGTCGTACACTTAAATGCGAACAATGTCTTGCCAGTAGCGAATAGAATAAACTACATGATAAACTCTATAGTCGAGATGGCAAACTTCATGAACGTAACCACTAACTCAATCATGTCAAAAGAGAAAGGGTTTAAAGTGTATGACAGAATAGAGAATGTAGAGCCTAATGATTTTATAACCCTAATCTACATGGAAGGAACAACTCAAAAATCTATAACAGGAACAAGAAAAGATATAACCACCATACCTGAGAACATTAAGAAGATTTTAGTTTATGGCTAGAGATTTTGAACAACTGATATACCCTACGAGAAGACCTTATGTTTATGGCACTTATGTTTCTAAAGCTAATTTTCCAGAGCTAGAGAAGACGAAGATTAAACCTATAGACGATACAAAGATTCAGAAGATAGAGAACTCAGATTACGATACTTTAAAACCTTTGTGGGAGAGTACTTTTTATGGGGTAGGTGAGACTCTAAGAACTGCTGAATACTACTTAAATCGACTAGGGCATGTAACAAGAATAGTGCTTAACAACATAAAAAATACATACTTCAACTTTACCACATTTAGACTGGGAGAAGGGTTATACTTATTTAAACTTACTGAAACACGACCAATCTATATTTACTACCACCCAGAAGAAACAGAGAATATTATAATAGACTTACCTGAGGATTTTGGAGTAGATGCGGTAATTGTTGAGGGAGTGTTACATATTAAATCAAGAGACCCTAAGAAGAAGATATTTATTACAGACGCATACATTTTGAACTAAGAAGAACATGATATACAATCTGATAGTAGGTTCATCAACGACCTTAGAAGACTTAAACAGGAGCCTTAGATTTGCTAGGTTAGTATTCGAGGAGGGGGATATTTGGACTGAAGAGCATATAGAGACGAGGTGGGAGAATAAAACTCTAATCATAACCTCAACCATAGAAATCCCTTACCCTGAGAGAATTAGAAACTTAACAGCTATAGAATATTACGCTGACCAGACTTCTTCATTTCTCTCTAGGATTTACATTAACCCACCACTGAAGATTTATAAAGTTGAGAAGTACGTCCTAATAACTAAGATTTCAGATAAGAGAGAAGTTAAGCTGGATTTATTCCCTTTGTTTTCAGGTTTAGAGTTTGATAAGAGTTTAATTGATGATAAGAAAGAGTCTCCGTATAAATCACTAACAATACGAGAAACTAAAGAGAGATTTGAAAGGTATTATTATGGAAGTGATGTAACCAATAACGACCTAGACCTTTACTATCAGAAGAATAAGCCTACACATTTTGACGGGCTGCACTTAAGAAATAAAGATATGATTGCTAGTTATAACCCATACCCTAGATACATACTTAAAGATAAAAATTCTGAGGTGATGTATGATTTTGTCAGCCAGAAGGTATATGCAGTAAGTGAATTAAGTAATGGGAATATTGGGATAACTGTTGGTGTGTATGATGATCTTGAGACTATTGATACAACTTCAGGTAGAGGGTCTGTAGAGGTAACCTTAGGAGCTGGGGATAGAAAACTTATAACTTCTAGATTCTACCCAAAAGGACGGGAACTATACACGCTGGATCATAAGCTTATTGGAGTAATGGATGACCCTCAAGTTAAACACGTACTCCACCAGTCAGAAATCTTATCATTCAAAGGAAACCAACTATACAACTGCTCACTAACTCCTATATATGAACAACTAGATACAAGAATAATCGCTCATAAGTTGGGTAAAGATTATAGACTTGTAGATATTTGTAATGGGTTTTTTATATTTGGAGACAGAAGAGAAACCTTAAGACTAGTAATCAATGGGTTTAACAATTATAGAGTATTTTCAAAGAATGATTACGATACGCTTAAGTTCCTAGACCAGAGTGTAATATTAAGAGTGAATGAGGATATGGTGGATTATTTTGATATAGATAACCCTAACTTTGACCAGATGTATATACTAGAAAAGAAACAGTTGGTAGAAAAGCTAGGACATACCGATCCATTCACCCATAGTAGATTAAAAGAAAATCAAAATATAAAGAATCCTGTAGTAGTAGGGCATAGACTTTATTTACAAACAGGAGACGAACTTAATGGTAAAATAAAATTAGAACTATTATGACGGAGTACAAGATTAAATTAATACCATCCTCTTCCTTCTTACAATTTAAACGAGATAGGGAAAGTGGTAACCAAATAAAACTAACAGGGCTTGAAGTAGACTATATAACATCCAACAGAACTCCTTTAACTTCATCAACTACACCAGCACAAGTAGAGAATGAGTTTAGGTTAGTTTCTGGGTCTTTTAACGATATTATTAGAGAGACTGGAGATATAGTTACAGCTTATAGAATTGACAGAGACTACTACAAATTAGAGTTCATTAACCGATTCTATAATAAGTCCTTTGTTGGGTTTCTGATAAAATATAAAGCTAGTGGAGTTAGTAATTATGTACCAGCTTTCCTATCCAAAGAACTAACAGGAGGGAAACTATTTACAGAAAGGAGTGTAGCTAAGATTTGTATTTATGCTAATATTCCTGATGCTGTAATGGAAGGGTACTATACTCCAACAGTTGACGTCTCTAAATTCTTACTACCTGAGGATAGAGCCGCTATAACTTATGATGATGAGCAGCTTACAACTATAGTTACGCTAGATACTTACTTAGATACTGTAGCTCAAAACTTACCTGCTTATCGAAATGGGACTTACTTTGAGGATTCCAACAAGCTAGTCCATATGAAAGTCTTAGGTGGCAACCCTTACGATTATAGAGGGATTATGGAGAAAATGATGGCTACGTTCACTACCTCTATTAAGTCGTTTGGGAATGTAGTAGATCACCTTAATAGTACAAACTCTAGAGATGCCTTAGCTGCAACACAAGGGCGAGTACTGAACCTAAAGAAACTGGATATAGGAGATTTCTCAGATTGGAGTACAGTTAACCAGAATGATATACCAATTTTTAGGAGAACAAACGGGACAGTAGTTACACCTAAGTCTTTAAGAGAGTTCTACGAGGTATTGATGGAAGTTTTGGATAATAGAAGTATAACTAGAATCTACACTATCAATAACTTCTCAGACACTACAGTAACTATTCCACACAACTTAGGTTCAAAATGGCATGGAATATCTTCTATCACTAATGCGTTTGTCTCTGAGGATGATAGTAAGTGGAAAGAGATCCCTGAGACCGCTATAAATGTAACAGTAGATTCAACAAATATAATAGCTACAATCGATAAGTCTAAGCTCCCTGCGATATTTAAAGACACAACAGATGAGCCTAACTCTAAACTATATAATGCAAACTCAGAGAAGAGAGGGCGTATCACCATAGTTATCGATAAGAATGCAGTAGCTCTAGCAGGAATACCACCACTACTTAAGATGGATAAACTCGTAATTGGAAGAAGAACAACTGACCCTAATAAGAACGTAACTTTAACAGGGACAATTAGATTCAGTTCAGGTACCCTTAAGGAGAAACTAGTGGTAACTGGAGCAACAGCAGTAGGTGCACCAAGATTCACTCAAGATGCTCATAACCCTAAAATTTACCACATTGAACAGGATATAGAGGCTAAGGATAATGAGACAATGGAGGTTAAGGTTCAAGGTTTTGCTGACTATAACGGAGAGGAATTACCATCAAACGTTGTAACTACAGAGGTGACCCTTAAACGAATCTTAAAACCTGAAATCTTAGACGTATCTCACACTATAAACCTTAACTACGACTCTCAGAATAATAACTATGAGATGACAATAACTCCTAACACTCTTTACGTAGGGGCTCATCTTAAGTTTACTCCAAGTCATGTTAAGTTTACTACAGTACCAAAAGAGCTTAAGGAGATGCTACAAGTTAATAAAGCTTATCCTGTAGGTACACCAATTAAGATGAGGATTAGTTCACTGGTAGACCTTAAGAAGTTATCGGGGGATCATGCAATTAGATTAGTAGGGATATATACAGACCAGACAGGCTTTGATAGTAACTCTTGGTCAGATCCTTATACAACTAATATCAACCTTAAGGACTTATTTAAATCTATTAGTTGGGAAGATAGCAGCTCAGTTGAAGATAAGTACATAAACTACACTAAAGCATATAAAGAGTACAAAGCTTACCCTACAGCTCCAGTTCTTTACGAGTTAAAACCAAAAGTACAGGGAGCAGTTGATAAGAGTAAGATTCAGTATTCTATAGTTAACCTTCCAGCAGATTCACAGAAGTTTGCACCTTTCATTACGATAGAGGGAGATAAGGTTAAAGTTGACTATGTAGGATTAGCAGCCCAACTTAATAATGCTAAAGATATCGAGGAGATTAGATTTGATGTAAGAGCTAGAGCTAAAGATGCACAAGGGGGAGATGTTTACTATAATAATGTTCCTCTACTTGCTATTAAGTCGTTTAAATTAAAGATACATTCTAATGCTGTTTTAGTTATTAGCTTGGTTAACTTGATGGGCGATGAGGAGGCACTAGCTTACTTGGCATTTGGAGCTAAAGAAGTACCTAGAAGTAAATTTAAAGTAGTATCTAGCAATGATGATAATAGAAAAGCTAGTTGGACTTATGAAATGTCTCTTGGAAGTTCTGATGATGAATGGGAGAGATTACAGACTAACATGGTAGGGTACATAATGCCAAACGGAAGTATTAATGAAGATGCTTGGGTTAGTCGAAACTTCATCTCTAAGGTAATTGGGGAGAATGGTTTAGTTCGATTTGGTTTATCTTATGACGATTCAGTTGACCCTAATGGATTGATTAAGGAAGTAGGATTTGAGATTATCCACATGGACGACCGAAATAACTTGGATAACGAGTGGACTGGTAAGAACCCCGCATTAGTTCCTTGGTCAATTAGATATGGTAGTGCTGGAGGTATAAAACTTAAAGATATGACCATGAATTACCTAATCACTAGAAGATCAAACCCAAATAATCTAGCTATTCGAGGTCTATATACGGTGGAAGTTAATGGAGTTAAGAGCCTTAGAAGAACTGAGCTTATATACCTAGATCTTACAAATATGAGAGACTTTAGGTATGATATGAGAGCTGCAGAGCTTGCACGAGGACTCGGTAATTATGCTTCTAGATTTGTTAATGAAAGAGGTAATTTGGAACCAGTAGTAGAAGCTAGATATGGGGTTGGAACTAGAGGATCTTGGTTTATGTTCGATAATAGAGCCTTAACCACAACTATGGATATGACTCTTAAGTTTAAACCTACTGTACCATTCTCAAAAGACTCTATTAAATTTGCAACTAACCTAATGCCTGTAAATAATCCATCAACTTTAGCGAACGGCGGTGGTGGTAAATTATCAAGTGTTACTAGTAGATCATCCTTACGAGAACTTACTCTAACTAAAGGACAGGACGGAACTTACACAGCGAATTTACCTAGCGCAATTAGAAGTCAAGATAATTTAGTCTATATAAGTTACCCAGATACACATGAGAAAGTTAATGGTAAAGTAGAATTAGTGTTGACAAACCCATTAACTAAACAAACAGTATCTACAGGTCCACTTTGGATTCTGAGAAACGTGGGTACTTTCCAACAATTCTTGAACTTTGCAGTGGAAGCTAATGAGGTACCTAAGATAGCGCATTACTTAAGTGATAACGACCAGTAC